ATCGGGTTGGTCTTTTTTTGCGTACTACCGCGTGTTTGCGCGGGTTCGTGCGGAAACCTGTGGACTTCGGCTCTTCGTACGGCGCGCCCGGATTCGGCCAATTTCACTCTCTCCAGGGCATTCTTCTCTCCGCCTCGATCTCCGCCGGAGGCGGGAAGTCCACGAGCGCCTCAAATCGGCTCATGACAAATCAACGACTTATAGGTGGTCCAACCAAGCGGTTGATTCGTGGCATTGGTAGGTAGCGGAAGCTTCCTTGATGCAGAGAGTGGAGAATCGGGGAGTCTTTCTGGTTGGCGACTCAGAGCAATAACGCCGCGCGTACTAGCCAAGGACACCGTGGGACTCGACAGCAATGACTGCGCCGACCTGCTGGGCCACCGGTGTCCAGATGTCCGTCTCGACGCCTGGAGTCTCGATCGACACGATGAGCGCATATCGCGCGCCCTTCTCGCTGCGGTCCCGCTTGGGTTGGTCTTTCCACCATCCGCTCACCGGGTAGACACCGATGACGCCGCGCTCGGCAATGTCGGCGGCGAAGCCCTGCAGGATGTCCGAGTGGATCGAGCCGTGATTGCGCGCCTGCTCGCCGAGGTACCACTCGGATGAGTCGCCTCCCGCCGAGGGCCGCGCCTCGTCCTCGTCGAGCGCACGCTGATTGAGGCGCTTGCGAAACTCATCAACGGACTCGGTCGGCCCCTTCACCTCGAAGCGCAACCCGTGCGACGCGTAGCGGTGGCGCTTCTTCCAGCCGCGGCGGCCGGGATTCGGCTCGACGAAGTAAGAGAGTGTCACGCGCAGCCGCACCGGCGTCTCGCCGAGGCCTTGGAGCACCTCCCGCGGCCAGGGCAGCTCGAAGAAATGGATGTCGCCCATCTGCCGCTCGTTGGGATTCGACTCCTTCGGCACAAAGGGCCGAATGGTGTCCTGCGCGATGATCGTCAGGGCGTTGCCAGCGCTCCGCAACGCGCGGTCGAGGTGGGGCACGCCGAAGCCGTACCGGCGCACGAGGCGCGCTCGTGCGCGCTTTCCGCTAGCCCCTCGCAAGTGGGTTTGCATCTGCGCCGTCCACTCGGCCGAGTGAACGACGAGTGCACGCACGGTCACGGGCCAGAGCGTCGGGTACTCGGACGCGATGATGGCGGCCATGCGCGCAGCCAGCGCTGTAGCAGCGCTTGTGGCCCAACTCAGGACGAAAGCTTTTTCTGCGGGCCGGTAGTGCGTCGAGAGCAAGCACAGGTCGGGGCAAGGAAAGTCGACGTCACCCTTCGCGTTTTTCACGACATTGCCGCCCTCGAAAACGACATCCGGCTTGATGGGCCACGCGTCAGCGAACACGACGCCAGTCGTGCTCCACGGCGAGAGTTCCCCAGCTGGTGCCACGGGCTGCCAGCCATTCCACTTCGGATTCTGGACGATGGACTTCTCCGTGAAAGCGCCCACCGTCAACACGTTCCAGGCCTGGGCCGGGTCGTGGACCGCATCGGTGTCGCTGCGGTCGAGGTGCGCGACCTGCAGCGCACCTTCATCGACATTCCCAGCGCTCACGACGAAGAGGCGTTGGACGGGGTCGCTCTCGTCGTCGAGGTAGACCAGGCCCTGGCTGCTCGCGTCAAGAGCACGCCCGGCGGCCAACGCATCGACGGCAGCTGACCACGACGTGGGCTGACCGCGATCGCGCTCGTCTGTGGCGGTCACGGCCAAGGAGAAGCAGCGCTGTCGCCCAGGCGCCTGAATTTCTACGCGGCTCGTGGCCTCCGCCGTGATGGCGCCGTACAGCTCGGGCGGGTTCTGACCATTCGGAGGCAGGATCTTCACCGACTCGAGCCCGTGGCTGAGTTTCACTGGGGCTGAGCCACCGAGCACCGACGTCAGGTCGCCATAGAGCGCGAGGCCGGCCATCTCCGTTCCGTGCCCATGGTGATCATGGGCACCCCACGAGGGCTCGCAAGTGTGGCAGTCGGATGTAGCGAGCGATGCCGCAAGCAGAGGATGGCCGCGGGTCACGCCGGTGTCGAGTACGCACACAGCGGGCGCAGCGGCCACAGCCGTCGTCGTCCGCGCGAGCAATTCCTTGGCCCACTCGCCCTGCTCTTCGGGCGCCATGTCCGCGAAGACCGTCGCGGTCTCCTTGGCTCGACGCACCTCCGCAAGATCGTTCAACACATCCAGGGAAGCCGAGAGCTGCTCGGCCGTCGCACACACCAGCGTCACGATGCGATCGTCGAACTGCAGACGCCGTCCTGCGATATCGAGTTGCTTGAGGGCCACGAACTCCATGAGCCGCGCAAGCTCGCTACCGTCGTGCCGGCGCAGCCAGACCTCCCACCAAATCGTCTCCCGGTCGGCCGGGTAGACCTCGGTCGCGTCCGTCCAGAGCCCCCGTAACGTGGCGAGCCGCAACGCACCCACCGGGTCGAGCATATCCTCGTGGCGTCGCTCGTTTTTCGTCTTCGGGGTCGTCTTTGCGTAGTTCTCAAAGCGCGTAACGAAGTGCTTCACCTTGCCTTCGGGAACGAAGACCGTCGCCCGCTCGATACGTCGCGGCTCTGCTTCCTGGGTCTGCGCGTGGCTGACCGCCACGAGTTCGATCCCCTGTCGCGCATCCTCAAGTGACGAGAGCTGTAGGGGGATGCCGGGCTGGCTCTCGAACTGGATGTAGAGCCCAGGCACGGCGCCATGCACTTGGATTCTGGCGTCAGCGCGGCGCTGATGCGCCTCGATCACGGCCGATTCGAGCGCCTGCTTGAGCGCCTTTCCGTGCGTTGCACGGCTTGGTGGAGGCGGAGGCTTCGGGATGTCTATCCTCCGCCCGTGCGGCTTGTACCGCTCCGTCGTGGGCTTGCCCGGGACGATGATGTGCTTGCGGTTCCGAGAAGCGGCCACCCTTCGGTCTCCTGGACGGGCTACGCGTGGGTGCTGCTTCGTTCCTCGAGGGCAAGAGCCAGATCCGAGTCGCGAACTGCGGTGCGGTGGTCGAGGATCGCGTCCTTCGCCGCTTGGTCGCAGGCCATCGTAATCTCGGCATGACTGAGCCCATCGGCAGCCTTCGCAGCAACATCCCAGTTAAGCGAGGACGTGTCGAGAAGCCCGAGACGCACACGCATCACTCGGGCCGCAACGTCCGCAGTTGGATGAGCGTATTCAAGCAAGGCATCGAAGCGGCGGAACAGGGCGCGGTCGAGCAAGCCGACATAGTTCGTCGCACCGAGCACGAGGCTGTCGGACTCGTCCTGCTCAAGGAACTGGAGAAAAGAGTTGAGCACGCGGCGGATCTCGCCGACGTCGTTCTTGCTGCCCCGCTCCCCGCCGAGCGCGTCGAACTCGTCGAAGAGGTACACGCCGCGCGTGGACTGGATCGCGTCGAAAACCAGCCGTAGCTTTGCAGCGGTCTCGCCCAGATACTTCGTAATCAGCCCGTCGAGCTGGATACTGAAGAGGGGTATTCCGAGTTCGCCAGCGAGCGCCGCCGCGGTCATGGTCTTGCCGGTACCGGGCGGACCGACGAGCAGAAGCTTCCGCATCGGTGCGAGGCCGTGCTCTCTAATCCGATCACGCTGGCGCTGTTCGGTTATGACCCGGTCGAGCTTGGTGCGCAGCGCATGGGTAAGCGCCATGTCGACAATGCGGGTCTTTGGGTAGTCAACCGTAAGCAGGCCCGCGAGTTCCCCTCGCGGCTGAGCCAATGGGACCGGCTTCAGGTTGCGCAGAACAGGATCGGCTGCCTTGGCATGCTCTCGCACTAGGTCCACAAGCGCGCGCAGATCCTGGGCAAATTTGCCATGGCCGCTCAGAGCCGCCTGAGCTGCAACTTGCATCGCGATTGCATAGAAGCGCGTGTCGTCGCCGTCTGCGTGGCTTCTCACTAGAGCCTTTACTTGGTTAGCTGTAGCCATATCGCTCTGATTGCCTTGTAACAAGCCTCATGCTCTATCATCGGAAATGATCAACCTCCGGGGCGGTCGATTGCCGTTATGGAGTTGCTCTTCACCATTGGAGCATGCCGCAGGGACACCGAAACACAACTTGAACGATACCATGACACTGCTTCTACGCGACATAGCCAGAGTGATCGCCTTCGCATTCGGCCCCCAATTGACACAGCATCGGCGTCCGTCGTTTAGCGGTCGCTCTTGGCAAATAGCATCTTCGGGGTGTCCCACAAGCCGGTTACGGGCCAGCCATCACAGTCAAGCCGCGATCGTGCGTAGCGCAATGCCCCACAAGCAGCACAGAGTCGGTGGCGACCACCATTCAGCATAGACCCGACGGCGGCCAATCACTCCATCGGCAGTTCCTCGCCAACTACACCAATCCTCTTGCGCTGTTCGGCCCACAACACCGGCGGGCTGATCGCAAGCTCATGCACGCCGACGCCAAGAGGCAACGTCTCATCCAGGATGGCCGCCACGATGTCGGGCGCGAGCGTGGTCAGATTGAGCATTCGGCACATGTAGCTGTTGTCGATCTTCTCCCGGGCGGCGAGCTCGGTGATGGACTTGGCTTCGCCCGATTCGAGCATTGCCAACCAGCGATGGCCGCGGGCCAGCGCCAGTTGCATCGGTGTGGCGGCGACATCCCAGGGCCTGGACTCCGCGGCTTCACCATTCGGCAGGGTGACCAGTTTTCTGCCGCTGCGGCGTTTGATCTGAATCGGCACTGACAGGGTCAGCCTGCCGTCGCTGGCGGCGACGACATCGGGCGCCCCGGTCCTGCAGATTCGGATCCCGTTCACGCCAGCGCCTCCTGCCGCCGTTCGGCGGGCACCGGGCGCAGATCCAGCACCAGACGTTCGAGGCCATTGGTGCGCAGGCGTACTTCCAGATCAGTGGGTGAAACGATCACCTTCTCGACAAGGAGCCTGATAATCCGGGTCTGTTCAGCCGGAAACAACTGGTCCCAAATCGCATCGAGGCGTGTCATGGCCACGGTGACCTTGGCCTCGTCCAAGGAGGGATCCAGCTTGTTCGCCTGCGACAGCACGTCGCCGAGCAGATCCGGTGCGCGCAGGATTCCTCGCAGTTGTTCGAGCACTGCCGACTCCAGTTCCGCTGCCGGCAAGCGTGGCAGACCGGACGCGCCTGCCTGCTCCTTGGTATCGCGCATCGGGATGTAATACCGGTAGCGGCGCCCGTTACTCTTCTTCGTCGTGTGCCATGGCGACAGGGCCCGCCCGTCGTGGCCGAACACGATACCCTTGAGCAGGAAGGGCACGACCGCTCGCGTGGCGTTGCCGCGCACCCGGCAATTGGTGGCGAGAATCGCGTGCACGCTATCCCACAACTCGCGTTCGATGATCGGCGGGTGCGCGGCCGGAAACCACTGCTCCTTGTGCCGCAGTTCGCCGAGGTAGGTGCGACTGTGCAGCAACTTGTAGATCATCCCCTTGTCGATCGGCTTCCCCTCACGGACCTTGCCGTCCTGAGTGGTCCAGGCCTTCGAGGTGACACCGTCGAGCTTCAGCTCGTTGAACAGTGCTGTGCTGGAACCGAGTTCAACGAAGCGCTGAAAGATGTGCCGGATGAGCTTGGCTTCCTGCGTGTTGGGGACCAGTCGCCGGTTCTCGACGTCGTAGCCCAGCGGCGGCACGCCACCCATCCACATCCCCTTGCGTTTGCTGGCGGCGATCTTGTCACGGATACGCTCGCCGGTGACCTCGCGCTCGAATTGCGCGAAGGACAGGAGAATGTTGAGCATCAACCGGCCCATCGAGGTAGTGGTGTTGAACTGCTGGGTCACAGAGACGAACGAAACGCCGTACCGTTCGAAGACTTCCACCATCTTGGAGAAGTCCGCCAGGCTGCGCGTCAGTCGATCGATCTTGTAGATCACGACCACGTCGATCTTGCAGGTCCTCTACGACGAGGCTTTGGCCGGGCGCTGCTATACGGCCCAGCAGTTTGGCGAGAGCTTTGAGGGCCAGGCCGGACTTGGCGGCGAGCGGACGATACGCGATCGAGTTTCGGTGCTCTCGACGCAGGGCTACATCAAGTTCTTCCGGGAGGGGTCTCGCTACGGACTGGCCATGACCAGTCGCAGCAAGTACGGCTACCTCTGCGTGGAAGACATGCGGCTTAGGCAGTCCAGCGGCCCGCCCGATCCGGACAGCGGCGAGATCGACATCCTTGAGCACTTGATCTTGCCCACCCACTACAAGTGCCCACAGACCGGTGCATTGCTGCCGGTCGAGAACCCGAATGTATGGCTGTACCAGGACGAGGAAACGACATGAATACCCCCCCAGCAGAGTGCTACGGCAGATGGGAAAAAGCTTGCCATCTGGACCCCGGAGTTTTCCATCTGCCTCAGATGGAAATTGTTTGCCATCTGGATTTCTCGGGAAATCAAGCACTTGACACGCAGATGGAAAAGCCGGCAGATGGAAACGCTGCGATCTTTCCATCTGGCGGAAATGCCCGTGTTTACTGGCTTTGCGAGGCATTTCCAGATGGAGAAATCTCTCCCTCCTACTACGTAGGAGAGGGAACAGAGGTTCCCTCGCCCTTACGTAGAGAGGCGTCTGCCCCATGCTGGCGGGTAACCGACCCGGAGAATGCTACCTGTCTGTTGGCCCTGGATCTGGGTACGCAGACCGGTTGGGCGTTGCGCAGTCGGGATGGATCCATCGTCAGCGGCTCGGAGTCGTTCCGACCTGGACGCTTCGAGGGAGGCGGGATGCGCTTCCTGCGATTCAAGCGCTGGCTCACCGAGATCAAGCAGTCGGTCGACGGCATCGATGCGGTGTACTTCGAAGAGGTGCGTCGTCACGCCGGTGTCGATGCGGCGCACGCTTACGGCGGTTTCCTGGCGCATCTGACCGCGTGGTGCGAGCACCACGAGATTCCCTACCAGGGCGTGCCGGTCGGGACGATCAAGAAGCACGCCACCGGCAAGGGCAACGCCGGCAAGGACGCGATGATCACCGCCGCCAAGGCACGGGGACTCGATCCGCAGGACGACAACGAAGCCGATGCGCTCGCCCTGCTGGCATGGGCAGTGGCTCAGGAGGTGGCGTCATGAAGATTCGTCCGCAACGCTATCGCTGCCCGCTGGGGCGGTTGCAACCAGACGTCACGAATCTCGAAGCGGTGAAGGAAACCGGCTGGCGCGAGCAACGCATTCTGGTGGTGTCCGACACCGACGAGCGGCTGGACTTCGTCGAACGGGAGTTGGTCCGGCGACTGGGCGAACGGCTCTACGGCACAGGAGGCCGGCGTCATGGCTAACTGGACCCTCGAAGACGTCGCGGCACGATTCACCGAGGCGGCCGAAACGGGCCGGCGACTGCCGCGCGTTCGGGTGCAGGGCTACTTCAACGTCTGGCCAACCTTTGCCCGAGACACATGGGAAGCGTATCCCGAGGAGGAGCGTGACTACCGTCCGTTGCCGCCCAACCCTGATGCCATCGACCGGATGCTGGAGACGATGCGCTGGGTGCAGTGGCTGGAAGTCGAGCAACGCCATCTCGTCTGGATGCGGGCCAGGCGCTACGGCTGGCGGGACATCTCGATACGTGCCGCCTGCTGCACCAGGACAGCGCAACGCCGGTGGCAAGGGGCGATCCAGATCGTTGCCGATCGGCTCAACGAACCGAGGACCGTGGCCTCGTGAGGAGTTCGGATAGTTTCAGAGTACATCAGCGGGCTGCAGCGAAAGCCTGCGGGCAATTGCGCCTTTTGCGGCTCGAAAGGGGTGTCGCATCCCGGGCCGTTTTGACCTACAGTGACGGCTATGGTTGGGAAAGGTGCGAGAGCGAAGGCTCCTCCCTGCTTGGCGGCATGATCAGACGAAAAACCCGCCGGCTACGCTCGCTACCGGCTACTTGTTCGCCGCAGGGCAAGGCATCGCAAATGCGATCACTTCATGGTCGCGCCGCCAGATCACTCCGTCCGAATGCACAGCGAGCCACCAGTTTTGTCTGGCGGGATGCGGCCTCTTGCTGGCAAACGCAAGGGGTGTCAGAACGGCAAGACACCAGCTCGGCTGAGGATCACGCACGGAGCCATAGACGATGGCACCCACACCGGCATCTCTGGCTACACGAGCAAACGACTGCGTCGCAGTGTAGTCGTCGGGTTGCGTCCACGACGCGACATCTCTGCGGAAGGGCTCCTCGCGGAGATCAACGGCTGGCGTGTGCACCTCCGCACGGAAGGCTGTGTGCGCGACGGGTCCGATCCGGTCGAGGCCTTCGGCATCCTGAAGAAACCGCCAGCGCCAGCATCCCAGTTCGGCGCAGGCTGTCCGGACCGTTGCCGCACCGTAGAAAACGCCCAAGTCGGTTGCGGACCGGAAGCGAGAGCCCAGACCGGCAGGAGGATATCGAAACGGCGTCGCAAGCAGGTAATCGAGCCCGCTCGTAGCGTCAGGCAATGCCGGCTTGCCGGCTTCGAGCAGCGACTCCAGGGCTTCCTGCTCGGCGGCGCTGTCGACGATCTTCATCGTTGAAGCCACGTGCTGGGCTTCAACGATACGCCAGGTTGAACCGCGCCAGGCCCGGGCCTCAGACGAGACCGCGAGAGGCGTCCAGGTAGTGGACGACACGAACGAGTCCTTCGGTAGTGCTGATGAGATCAACGGGACGACCGTTGAGCGCTCGGTTGTTGCTGGCGAGCCATTTACGAGCGGTCCCCTGCTCACCGACGAGAGAGTCCAGCGATCGGAAGGCGCGGACGAACAACAGGGCCAACTCCCATTCCTTGCGCTTTTGGTCCAGTTGATACGCGCCGGCGTACAGTCGGGTGACCGTTGCCGCACTTACACCCAGCACCTTGGCAAGTATCGACCGCTGGATATCCAGGTGATCAGCCGCGCGAGTCACCGCCTTGGTGAGCACTGCGGCAGGCTGTGCGGTGCTCGCTGCTTGAACAGTTGTTCCTGGCATCTCGCTCTCCTTTCTACAGAAATTATAGACCATATAGTTTTCTGTAGAAAGCAAATTGACGTCACCATCGCCCCGCCCCTGTGGCGGGTTTTTGCAGTCAGGCCTGCACAGGATCGAGAACACCCTAGGTCACGTCGAAGACTGAGCCGGGCTGTCGTGGCCAGCGAGTAGCGCCCCGAACGCCGACAGCAGGGTGGCACAATGCCAACGGCCAGCGCGGACGCGTTTCTGCACCAGATGTAGGTAGGCGTCAGGTACAGGAGCCTGCTTCCGTTTGTGCCTTCGTTGATTGCAGGTCACGCAAGCGGCGACGATATTTTGTGCCGTATCCAGACCGCCGTCCTGCCGAGCTTCAAGGTGCTCTGCGGTGCACTTAAGGCGTTGCGCCTGGGTGGGCTTTATCTTGTGGGCTCGGCAAAACGCAGCGAGATCATCTTCCCACATCGGCAAGCCGCAGTAATAGCAGCGGCCCAATTGAGCAAGGTAAGCGGTTTTTCGATTGCGGACTAGTGGCGTGGATGGCATAGAAGGCTCCTTTAAGAATCAAAGTGAACCCCGTTAGCTGCATCAGCCGCACAAAACGGGTACCAGCCGAACCGCTCCGGCATGGCCCTACACGCGGTCGATCACGAGCCGCACGTGCGAATTATAGCCTTTTCCGTTTCGCTTTTTGAAACGCTCCGGGCGTCAAGCCCGTGAGCAACGACTTCGCCTGCAGACGCTCGGACTGACACGCTTGGGGTGCTATCAGCCTCGCCAATGCGCAGCATTGCGGCCGGCGACGTAATCGCCCCGCCCCCCCTTTTTCGGAACATCGGAACACCATGCTCAACGTCGAGTACCGCAAGGTCGAGGCGCTGATTCCTTGCGCCCGGAATCCGCGCACCCACACCGTCGAGCAGGTGGCCAAGATCGCCGCCAGCATCGTCGAGTACGGGTGGACCAATCCGATCCTGGTCGATGGCGACAACGGCATCGTCGCCGGTCACGGCCGGCTCGCCGCGGCGCGCAAGCTGAATCTGGACGATGTGCCGGTCATTGAACTGGCCCACCTCACGCCGACCCAGAAGCGTGCCTATCTCATCGCGGACAACCGCATGGCGCTGGATGCCGGCTGGGACGACGCCCTGCTGACGCTGGAACTCGAAGACCTGAAGCTGGCCGACTTTGATCTGTCGTTGACCGGATTCGACGCCGACGAGATCGACGCCTTGCTGGCTGATAGTCACACCGACGCGGAGCAGCCGGGCGATGGCAACCCGCCCGATGCCGCCGACGATGTGCCCGAGGTTCCGGCCAATCCAGTCTCGCGTCCCGGCGACGTGTGGGCCTTGGGGCCGCACCGCCTGATCTGCGGTGACGCCGCCGACGCTACCGCGATCGCCGCCCTGATGCTCGGCGAGCAGGCGCGGCTCTGCTTCACCTCGCCGCCCTACGGCAANNGTCTGGGACCAGGGACCGGGGATGCCTGGCGACTGGGCCGGACGTTTCGCCCCGAGCTTCGAGTTCGTCTTCCACTTCAACCGGCAGAGCCGCAAGCCGAACAAGATCGTGCCGTGCAAGCACGCCGGTCAGGAATCGCACCTGCGCGCAGACGGGTCCTCCACAGCGATGCGCGGTAAGAATGGCGAGGTCGGCGGCTGGACGGCAGCGGGCCAACCCGCGCAGGACAACCGGATCCCCGACTCGGTGATCCGGGTGATGCGCCACAAGGGCAAGATCGGCGAAGGCATCGACCATCCGGCCGTCTTTCCCATCGCGCTACCAGAGTTTCTCCTCGAGGCCTACTCGGACGCAGGCGACATTGTCTTCGAACCCTTCTGCGGTTCAGGCACAACGATGCTCGCCGCACAGCGTACTGGCCGCATTTCACGGTCCGTTGAGATTGCCCCCGAGTACGTGGATGTGGCGATCAAGCGTTTTCAGCAGAACTTCCCTGCCGTGCCGGTAACGCTCGCAGCGACCGGCCAGACCTTTGCCGAGGTCGCCGGCGAGCGACTGGAGAGCGACGATGCTGACCTTTGAGCAGTGGCCGATTGACCGGCTGATCGAGTACGCGCGCAACCCGCGCAAGAACGATCATGCCGTCGATCAGATGGCCGCCGCGATCCAGGAGTTCGGCTTTCGGATTCCCTGCATCGCGCAGTCCGATGGGCGTCTCGTGGATGGCCATTTGCGTTTGAAGGCGGCCCGTAAGCTGGGCCTCGCGACCGTGCCGGTGATCCTCGCCGACGACCTGACGCCGACGCAGATCAAGGCCTTTCGCCTGCTGGCCAACCGCTCGGCGACCTGGGCCGAATGGGATGATGATCTTCTCCGCCTCGAACTCGATGAGTTGAAGCTCGACGACTTCGATCTCGCGCTGACCGGCTTCGATGCCGAACAGTTGCTGGAAATCATGGCCGGCGAGGAAACGACGACGGCAGGCGAAACCGACGACGACGCTGTTCCGGACCTACCGGAGACGCCGGTATCACGAACGGGCGATGTCTGGGTACTCGGGAAACACCGCTTGCTCTGCGGTGACGCCACCGTTGCCGAGAGCTACGAGCGACTGCTCGGTACCGATCGCGTGTCGATGCTCTGGCAAGACCCGCCGTACAACGTGAATTACGCCAACACGCCGAAGGGCAAACTGCGCGGCAAGAACCGCGCGATCCTGAATGACAACCTGGGCGACGGGTTCTACGACTTCCTGATCGCCGCCCTCACCCCGGCACTGGCACGGTGCGATGGCGCGGTCTACATCGCGATGTCGTCCAGCGAACTCGACGTGCTGCAGTCTGCGTTTCGCGCCGCCGGTGGCCACTGGCCGACGTTCATCATCTGGGCGAAGAACACGTTCACCCTGGGTCGCGCCGACTACCAGCGGCAGTACGAACCGATGCTCTACGGCTGGCCCGAGGGCGGCAAACGCCACTGGTGCGGTGACCGTGACCAGGGCGACGTGTGGCAGATCAAGAAGCCGGTCAAAAACGATCTGCATCCAACGATGAAGCCGGTGGAACTGGTCGAGCGCGCGATCCGCAATTCCAGCCGCCCGGGCGACCTGGTACTGGATGCCTTCGGCGGTCCGGGCACCACCTTGATCGCCGCGGAAAAGGCAGGCCGGTGCGCGCGACTGATGGAACTCGATCCGAAATACTGCGACGTGATTGTTCGCCGCTGGCAGGACTACTCAGGCGAAAAAGGCACCCGTGAGTCTGACGGGATGACCCTCGGCGAGAACCAGATGATTCAAGCATCCCCGGATACTGGTCTCGAACGGCTCTCTGCGGGGTTGGGATCTGTCTGAACGGTGGGCGCTAATGGGCGAGCGCAGGCAGCGGGCGCCGGTTGACGGCGCCCTGGTTGATCGCCGCAGGTCTCAGGCTGCTATGCCATCTTGGCAAGAATGGCGTTCATCTCGTCCTTGGAAAAAGCTCGCAGAGTCTGCGTGTGAACATTCCCCTGCGCACCGAGGGCGAGGCAGAACGCGGTTGCGGACTCGTCATCCGGTGCTTCGACAACGGAAACCAGATCGTAGCTACCCATGGTCCAGTAGAGTTGGGTTACGCGGGCACCGAACTTCTTTGCGCCTTCGGCGACTGCCTCGGCGCGTTTTGTCGTGTCCTTAACGGAACGAATCCCTTGATCCGTAAAACGCAAAAGTGAAATGTAGGTTCCCATGATCGACCTCGTCTTGGCAGTTTGGACCAAAGACGGCAGCCAAGTCAGCGGTGGTCCCGAAACGCTGCATAAGTCACTCGGACCGCACTCTGCAGATGATCGTTCATACAGCGTCGCGAACGAGGTCGCCACGCTGACGTGAGTGCCGTTCCTGGCACCCAACAATGTCAGCGGAAAACGTCGTCAGGCATTTGGCGTGGTGTCGTTGAAGCGAATGCTTCCAGTATGTTTGAGTCCCTACCGGTCGTTCCCCGAGCCCTTGCTGCTGAGCACTTCGGACGGTCGGCGCTCAATTCTCCACGCGCTTGAGGTCCCGATAGAAGTTCTCGTGGGGGCCGAACGTCAGGAGCTTGATGCTCTCCGCATCGAGAATACGGTAGGCCAGCAGACAGAGCTGATTCGAGAGCCGGAACTTGTAGACCCGGATGCCAACAAGATCCCCGACCTTGGCGTCGCCGATGGCCGGATCATTACTGATGGCACGCACGGCCTGGTCGAGTTCTGTCTTTTGCGGAAGATGCAGCTTCTTGGTGGCTCGGACGAACGAGGGCGTGACCAGAACGCGCATCAACTGAACTCATACTCGCCGACGGCTTCTTCCTGGTCCGCGATCAGGATGTCGCGAATCAAGGCAAACGATAGATCGGGGTTCTCCTCCGCAATCTTGCCGATCTGCGACCAGTACTCGATCTGCTTGGGGACAGAGCGATGCTGTACGGTGGCGTAGCGTCTGGCTTGATCAACGAGCGCGGATGAAAGTTTGACGTTCACCGCCATGACGGACTCCTTGGTTCAGAAGGTCCCATGGTAGACCACAATGGACCACAATGGAACCTTTTGGGCGTCCACAAGCCACCCGTGAGTCGGATGGCTTGGACTTTGATGCCGTGTTAGATCAGGCGGCAAGTTCTTCGGCGATCGCGTGGTGAAGCACGAATCCGGTCAGGAGGGGCAAGCCCCGCGGGATGCCGTACTGTTTGCTGGTCTGGAGATTAATCGTCCACCCCATCCACTGTTGACGGCGCCCTGGATCGCCTGCTCGATGCCCTTGCCAACCAGCATCTGGTTGCGGACATCATCAGAGAAGTGTCGCCCGTGACGGCTGTCGAGAAAGACCCTGACCGATTCGAGAGGCTCGCCGGTGGCGTCCGAGATTGCGCTGATCGCCAAAGGCCATGCGAGTTCGGCGTTGTCCTTCATGCCGCCAAAGAAGCCCCAGGCTTCGTTCTCGGTGGCGGGGATCGGGTTGGCGGTGGTCATGGCGTCTCTCCCTGTTGTGTTTGGCTGTTTACTTGCGACCGGTCACTGCGGCCAGTTTGCTGCGCGCGGGCCCGGTCCAGAAGCAGGGGCCTTTGCCGCTTTTGGCTTCGATGTTCCAACGCTCGATGATCGCGTCGTCTGTCCACCTTGGCGGCGAGGTAGGCGTAGTCGTTGCTGTTGAAGTTGGTGTGCTTGCGGATGGTTTGGTTGGTGGTCATGGTGTTTCTCCCGGTTGCGTTTGCGTTAATGACAGAGACATGATTGCTCTACCAGGAACACAAGCCAAGCGCTTTCTCAATCATTTTGCGTGGCGTTCAGTCCTCCCAAATGCGCGATGCGTCGCGTGCAATCCAGATGCGTGCCCTGTCGTCGTCGCTTGCCGCTTCGATCACGGCGCTGCCAGTCTTCGTGTTGACGCCCTCTTTGCCAGTTGCGAAGAAAGTCTTTCCGTCGTGGATGATGATGTTCGGCACGAAATCGCTGAACTCGACCTGGATGTCCATCGCGCCCTGAAGACGACCGTTGGTGTCGGTCACGGTGGTCTGGATGGTTTGCTTGGTGGTCATGGCGGGCTCCTTGCGGTGGTTGGCTGCGACACCCGTAGTAACGCGCTGTTTGATTGAGAAGCCAAGCGCAATAACAATCAATTGATCGCCCGGGCGTCCCGCTCGTGATCGCCTCAGCCTTGGCCGTCAAGCTGGAAGCTGCCAGGACCGTTCCCTTCGTCGTCAGCGAGGAAGGTGAGAGTTCGCGTCTGGCCGTCGGGCAGGGCGATGACCAGCCCGAAGAATTCGTCGCCGTACTCGTCGACGCCCGTTCTGGCCAGGTTGGTGATCGTCCCGCCCACCAAAGGGCGCAGTCGCTTGAGATGGAAGTCGGCGGCAGATGGTCTGGTGCTGGTGTTCATGAGAGGGCTCCCGGTGGGTGGATGGCAATCAGATGAACGCGCTGTTCGCTGCAGAAGCCAAGCGCGTTCTCAATCATTGCGGGGCGGCTGGATGTTTCCAATCACCCCTTCGGTGACTACCCGATGTGGTAGATGCGCTCACCACCCTGAGGTTTCTCGGAAGTGATGGTGAGCTTGAGCTTCTTCTTGAACGCGCCGGCAAACGTGCCGCGCACGGTGTGGCTTTGCCATCCCGTGGCCTCGCAGATCTGCGGGATCGTCGCCCCCTCTGGACGCTGCAGCATCTGGATCACCGCCGCCTGCTTGCTGTTCGCGCGGGTGCGGGGCTGCGTCGTCGTCTCGTGCTTCTCTGCCACCCATTGCGCCTCGGTGGCCACCAGGGCCGCCTCGACGTCGGGGTCGGGATGTGTGGTCGCCGCCGGCTGCGTGCGCCCCAGGGCGTCGTAGCCACCCGGCGAGATAAAGCAGTCGGCGTCGCTGCCGGTAATCAAGGCCTTGTTGCACAGGCCCTCGATCACCTTCTTGCGGGCGCCACCCTTGACGTTGTCGGGGAACCAAGCCAGGCGTCCATCGGGTTGCTCGGCGGCGTGTTCGAGGACGATGCGCTGGGTGTCGGTGAGTTGGATCTTCGTGGTCATGGCGATCTCCTTGATCGGGGTTGATGACGAGCACATGAACGCGCTGTTCAATCACGAAGCCAAGCGTTTCCACAAAGGAAGATGCGAATGCCGCTGCGTGCGCCCACGCCCTGCCGACACCCAGGTTGTGGTGCGGTGCTGACCAGCCCCGGCTATTGCGATGCGCACCGTGCCGGCCAGCATCGGGACTACGGTCGCGCACGGCGTGGCTTCGACACGGAACTCGGCTTTTACCAGTCCGCCAAGTGGCGTGCGGTGCGTGCTGCGCTTCTGCGTGCGCACCCGGTGTGCCAGTTGTGCGCGGCACGTGGGCTGCTAGTTCCCGCCAAGGTCGTGGACCACGTCCTGCCGATCAAGGACGGCGGCGCCAGATATGATGAGAGCAATCTGGAATGCATTTGTACTAGATGCCATAACGCTAAAACGGCCCGAGAGACAGCCGGCCGCCGGCCTACAACCCCTTAGGGGCCTTCAATCTCTACAGATGCACATGCCATATGCGTGCGCGTGATCAATTTTTTGTGCGTGCAAAATGAAAAACTCTTTTTTATGCGATTTGGCCCTGAAAGCCCCTGTTTACAAGGCTTTCAGCCATTCCCGAGACCCCTTAAATCATGCCCGGACGAAAGCCTCTGCCCGTGATTGTCAAGAACATCAAGGGGACGCTGCAGAAGTGCCGGACCAACGTGCGCGAACCGAAGCCGACAACGGCGCTCTGCACCCCGCCCGAGTACATGTCGGACAGCGCCAAGGAAGCGTGGAACTACGCCGTGGCTAATTCACCACCCGGTTTGCTGTCGGCACTCGACGGCGCGGTGCTGGAGCGCTGGGCCAACTGCTCGGGTCTGTACCGCGAGGCACTGTCCAAGATCAATCGCGCTGGCGTCTCGGGGATGATCATCAAGACGCCCAGCGACATCCTGCGGCGCTCGCCATTGATGGACGTGATCCGGGATCTCGCGCTGGAGATGAAGGGCTACGAGGCCGAGATGGGCTTTACGCCGGCCGCGCGATCGCGCATCTCGCTGCCGGCGGAATCGACGACCGAGTCGGATCCCTGGTCGGAGATCGCTGGCTGATGGCGACCCGCAACTATGTCGCCAGTGCCAGGCGATATGCCGAAGCCGTGGTTGGGGGAGAGATTGCCGCGTGCAAGTGGGTGCGCCTGGCCTGCCAG